TGGATCAACTCTCGGATGTCCTCCAGCGCCTTGGTCAGATACGGAGCAAACTCCGCAGCCATCTGATTCTTGACCGCATCCTGCGTCTTCTGCAAGGTTTGGAAGCCGGTGTCTACGGCTTTCAGCGAGGTCAGCGCGTCATTGTCGAGCACATAGCCCATGTCGTGCGCTTCGTCCGCGTACTGTTTCAGCGCGTTGCTGCCCGCGTCGATCAGCGGATTCAGCTCCTGCGCGGATTCCGACATGAGGTCCATTGCAACGGCGTCGCGCTCCGTGCGGTTTTCCATCTGGCCGAGCGCGTCGATGGTGTCGTAAAACACATCCTCGGCGCTGCGGAGATTGCCGTCCGCGTCCGTGATGGCCACGCCGAGCTTGGCATAAGCGGCGGCGGTAGCTTCATTGCCGTCCCGCGCCTCCTGCATCTTGTTGGTGGTCTCTTTGAGAGAGTCGCGGATGCGGTCGGACGAAACACCGATCATTTCGGCTGCATAGTCAAACTCCTGAATGGACTCGGTTGACTGCCCAGTGACGGAGGACAGCTTCAGAATTTCAGACGCCGCAGCGCCTGCCTCTTTCGTGATGTCAACGAGGGCCTTTTCGGCCTTGACCACGGCAGCGGCCACAAGGCCGAGACCGGTCACAGCCAGAGCCGCACCTGCATGGATGCCGTTGAGAGACTGCACGGCCTTCTGTGCGCCCTCTGGAAGCTGGATGCCAAATTTGCCGGACACGTCCGTCAGCGCGTCACCGAGGCCGCGCATGACCTCGTTGTTGCCGGAGAACTCCTCCTTGAGATTGGCAAACAGGCCCTTGATGCCGCCGCCCTGCTCCTTGGTGTCGGACAGAGCTTTTTTCAGCTTGCCAAAAGCGTTCGTCGTGCCGTCTGCCTCTCTCTGTGCTTTTTGGAGCGCGTCCTCGTTATCCTTCAATGCACGCTCCATCTTGACCAATTCGGCCTGTGCATTGTTGAGCTGCGTTTTCCAGCGATTGGTGCGTTCATCCGCCTCACCATAGGCGGATGCCGAGGACTGGAGCGCCTTTTCAATTTGTTCGATTTTTTCCTTCTGCGTCAGAATCGTGCGGTCGAGGATGTCGTTCTTCTTGGTCAGTGCCTCGACGCTGTCCGCGTTATCCCGAAACTGCTCGGACGCGAGATTCAGCTCGGATTTCAGAACGTTCAGGCCGCTCTTGATCTCGGCCAGTGCAGCCTTGTATTCCCGCTCGCCGTCCAGTTTGATTTTTGAGTTGATACTCGGGGCAGCCATCAACCGCCACCTCCCATCAGATATGCCGACAACGACAAGCGGGCGGGCTTCTCCGTCTCCGCAGGAGACTCAGAAACGACACGCCGGCCCGGTGCGCCCATGAGCTTGAAAAACTCACGGTAAAGCGCTACGCACCGCGCCGGCGTCATTGTCCGCCAGAAAACGGCCTCGTCGTTATGCAGGACATTGATCCAGATATTCAGATACCAAGCGAAGTTCAGGCCGTCGCTGCCGCTTCCTTGGTCTCCACGTTTTTTGGTTCTTCTTCGGTCGGCTCCGCCTCGTCATCGTCCGGAGCCATGACCGCTGCGAACAGCAGGCCAAACACATCGCCCTGGATGCGGCGGAACTCCTTCCAGCTCACCGCACGGCCGATCTCGCGATCCGTGACGGAGAGATCCAGCCCGGCAGCGTTCGCGGCCTCGTTGACCAGCGCCGCGAGCAGCCGCGTGAAATTCCGGAAGGAACGCTTCTCATCAAGCATCTCATCCAGTTCGCCGGCCGCCTGAAGATCTGCCAGCACATTGAAATTGCAGCAGAGCTGGAGCGTGTGGCCGCCATACTCAAACGGCAGCGTTTTCAAACGGAGATCCATGATTTATCCTCCCTCAGTGACGACGGTCGGTTCCGTCGTGAAGCAGGCGTCGAGCCATGCAATGGCCTCGGCCTCGGTGTCAAACGAGTCCCACTCCATCAAGTGGCCTGCGTCATCGACCAGCGCTTCGCCGGAGGTCGTCGGCGTCTGGAAGTTGATCTGCTCGCCCATGGTCTGGAGCGTCTTGCTGGGCGGGCCAAACAGCGTCTTGTGGACGAAGATTGCCGTGAACTTCTCTACGCCGTCGATCATATCCGGCGCATAGAATCCGCTGCCGACGTACTGACCGGTCGAGGTCTTGCCGTAGGCCATACTCTTCACGGTCTTGGGCGAGCCGGAACCGACCGAACGGCTCAGCTCATACGCTTTGAAAAGCAGCTTCTGCGTCTCGTCCGGGATGTACTTCACGCCCTGGCTGACCGTCAGGCCCGTGACCTTCTTCATGTACTCGGCCAGCGCGGACTCGGCATAGAGACGTCCCTCCGCGAACTTGAGTTCGAGGTTCGCCGTCATTGCGTCGCCCATGGACATCGGCGTGTCATAACTGATTTTCTTCTGCGTTTTGTCGTAATTGTATTTCGCGACCTGCATGCCGCGAAGATCAAATTCAGGCATGTCATTCTCCTTTCAGAATGTCGGCAGCGACGTCGGACATTTTGTCGTTGGCCTGCTGCCAGGTGTTGTGTACCGCGGTCGACCAGTAATAGTCTGCCGGGATCTTGCCGCCGGTTCGCCGGCCGTAGTTCAGCACGAAACCCTTTGTGCCGTACCGCTGCCCACGTTTGTCCTTCCCGTGGATCGTAACGAACATATACGGGACGCCATTTTTGTCCTTCCGGACGACACGAGCCTTTGTGATATGCCGCAGCGTCTCGCCAGTACGCCGCTTTCGGCCGGGGCTGTTATGTCCGGACTCCACAAAGGCAGATTTTACAGAGGTCAGCATGACCTCGGAGCCGGCTGTCAGCATCCGCTTCACGTTCTCGTCGGTAAACAGATCGGCCTTATTCAGCTGCCGGATGGCCTCTTCAATGCCGTCGGTCTCCATCTGCGCCATCAGATCACCTCACAGGGAATGTCCGTGTAGTAGGTGGCTGTCTCGACGTCGTAGGAGTGCTCCGGCATCTGCATCGCGATATGCGCATCCGCCAAAGCCTTTGAGACTTCGGCGGGGAGCGTATCATCTTCGGTTTGCGTGGCCACGGTCACAACAGCCTGATAGATCGTGGCAAAGGGGCGGCTGTTGGCGTAGGCGTAGCGGTCGCCGGTCGGCGTCCAGACAAGATAGCGGAGCAGCGGCTCACCGTCGTCCGTTGTCTCCGGGGCCTGTACCTTGTAGACCGCATCCGGCAGGACGGTCTTGAGCGCGTTTTCAATCTTGGAATAACTCATATTTTCCCTCCGGCTCCGCAAGGCTTAACGTGTTGATGTCGAGGCCGTCGGCGTCCTGTTCGCGCTGCGCCTGGTCAATGCGATAGACGTGGCCGTCCTCCAGTGTGCAGTATTGGTCAGCCTCGATCGGCGCGTCGAATACGCTGCGCGGCATGGACACCATGCGCACGAGCTTCTGCCCGACCTGCTTCCCGGCGTAAAACCGGGAGGCGTACACCGTGCGCTCGCAGTAAAAGTGCTGGCTGACGGCCTTGAGCTTGCGCACGGCAGGAGACCGACCAGGGAGCAGCGTGTAGATCGTCAAAATCTTGTCGTAGATCATCCACCGTCCCTCATTTTCTCGTGGCACAGCCGATCCTTGATCATGATGTCAAGATTCCGGGGGAGTGCCGCCCGCTCGGTGTTGCCGCGGGCACGATACATCCACGCGGCCACGGAGCCGACCAGCATGTCATCCTCGTCGCTGTCGTCCGCCAGCGTGATGCCGCGCCGGCGGACAAAGGATTCGGCTGTGGTCAGCAGACCGCGCATATAAAGCTCCTGTTGATCAGCGCACGACAAAATGCCAAGATCAACCTTCATGTAAGTCAGACGCAGGTCTGCTGACATTCCACAGCCCCCTCTCTTATGCCTTGGCGGTCACGCTGCCGGAGCCAACGGCCACGGCCTTGCCGTCCGCGTTGACCTCAACGACGGTGATGGTCGCGCCGGTCGTGGCGCTCTTGATGGTTTTATTTGCGGGCAGATCTGTCCAGCCCTTGCCGATGGGCTCGCCGTTCGCCACAGGCACGGCCTGACCGCCGACCTGGTATTTCAGCGCGCCGGAGCTGTTGCCGGCCACCGTCACGGTGCTGTCGCCGGACGCGCCGGTGCCGGCTGCCGTCGTCACGATTAGAGTGCCGATCGCAGTGTTGGCAAGGTCCTTGCCAAAAGTCGTAGTCGTGGCCGGGGTTGCGTTACCGTAGTTTACAACCACAAACGCTTCGCCGATGGCAGGCTTACCGTCGCGGCGCTGGAG